CATCAGGCTTAGGGTGCTCTCTGGCAGCTTGTCCTTGAAACTCTTCAAGAACTTGCCCACAACTACCAGGGCCTCCCCAGCCTCCCCCTCGATCTTGTTTTCCTTGAGGAACTTATCAAGTTCCGGATCTTCGGTCTCCAAGATCGACTTAAAGAGATCGTCTTTCATACCTTTCACCAGTAGGTACTCCTTCCGATTCGCGCCCCTCGGCACGTAGGAAATTTCCATTATGTCATGTACTATCAGGTCGTGTTCGCTTGCTCCTGTCAATACGAACGCCCCACACGCCAATTGAGAACGCCTTGTAAATCCCGGCCTTGATTTTCCCCCAAATCTCATCATCAAGGACCTTGACGCAAATTACCCAGGACCCGGCTTTGACTAGCTGCTCCCGAATCCAGGTGTCAGCTTCGACAATCCAGGATCGGATTAACTGAGTGGCAACTTTGCGACGGGTGTGTAAGTCGTGGAACTCCCGGACGTACTTCTCAAAGTTGTACGCCATCCTAGCGATTTCCTGTTTGCTCAGGACATCGCCATGTGCATCAACTGTGTCCGGTTCGCTCACTACGCCAAAAACAAGCCTTTGTGTTGGATCGGCTTTCAGAATCGCGGCGTATCTCTGTTTCTTGTATGGACAACTCTGAATATTTATGAGCTTCGTAGGTTGGCCTGGTGACTTGGCCCACACAAGGTACTCCTGGCCTTTGTCCCTCAGCTCCTGGGCTACATCCTCGACCTTATGAGAAGCCGTGTAGGGCTCTTGAGATTCCGGCCTGTTGATGATCCAGACCCGTTTTGTCGAAGCTTGCGCTTCTCCTCCTCCAGGCTTTGCCTTCCGGTCTCCCACAGGGGCAAACTGCATCAGGAGGCGGCCTTTGAGCTTTTGGCCGTGCATGAATATCTCCCGGCCATGCTGCCTCGCAAAGCTGAAATCGTAAGTTCCGGCGTCGAGCTGGAAGAACTTTGCGAACTTCTGGGACGTGGAGCCGACACCGCCAGGCTCGGAGATGTAAGGCTGATCCTTTGCCACGTCCAGCCAAGCGTGAGGCTGGCGAAGTTTGAACGCTCCCTGCAGACTGTCCGAGGCGGGGAGATGTAAAATCCTGGCTTCGCCTTTCCCCTGGGAATTGATCTCTTTGGTGGATCCCTCGAAGATCGTAAATCCCCATAATGTACTCTTGTCGATTTCCAACCGGAGATCGCAATGCACTGAGTGATCCGTTTTAAGAAGCTCTTCGTGGCTTAGACCTAGCTCCTCCTTGCTCAGTCCTCGCCAGTGAGCCTGCAGAACGAACCGGCCCTTTCCTGACTTCGGATACATCGTTTGCCAGGTTCGTTCATATTCCCTGGCCGCAATGTCCGAGCGAGTATCTATGCCGTCATCGGCTGACCCGGCCTTGACCTTGGCCATGATCTTCTTGATCTTCCGGGCTACCTCACCGCTGTTCTTGTAGCGGTAAACGGCATTGGGATGAGGCATATAGGCGTCTGCCAGGTCGTACAGAGCTTCGTTCGCCTGCTTGCCGAGGGCTACAATGACCTTTGGGTTGAGCCTATCCAGCTCTTTCATGAGCCAGGGCGTCCAGGCTTCAACCTCCTGGTCTGAGGGCGGCCTGGGATGGCCTTTCTCGTAATAGATCTGAGGTACGAGGTAAGTTATGGCCACGTCCTCTTTCTTCAAACCCGCAGGATCGAGGTACAGGGTTTTGAACGTCTCCCCGGCAGGTCCTACCATTGGCTCGCGCCTGGCTCTCTCGGTCTCACTGGGGCTTGATGCGATAAACGCAATCTGGGCACCCGTAGTTCCCCAGCTTTGGACATCCTCTTTTTGTACCTCGATCTTCAGTACGTGGCCTCTTTGGGCCAGCTCCACCGCCTGACTTACAGAGTAGGCATCTCTTGAAGCGTCCGGCCCGGCTACTGTTGGTTTGCCCCATGAAATTCTGACCTCTCCTTTGCCTTTGTTGAGGATTAGCAACTCCTCGATCCTGACGTTGAGCGTGGCCCCAGGTTGAGAATGCAATTGCGTTACAAATGTACTGCCGAGAGCCAGGTAATCCTTGCCGTCGATAGAACGCACTTGCGTTCTGTCTGCAATCTGGGGCGGGTCTCGGAGACCGCACAGGTAGGAGAATCCGTTTTTCTTTTCCTGGACCTCCATGACCTGCACCTTGATCTCGAAAATTGTCTTATACTTTGCCCAATCGTCCGAGCCGCCAGGGTGATAAGGCTTGGTCAGATCCTTGACCACAAGCCCCTCGCTGGCGTACTGAGAAGCTGCCCAGCGCCCTATGATTTCCAGCTCCTTCTCCGTTGAGAACTTCCTGGGCTCGGAGAGCCGGAATAAAGGCGATTTGAGATCGTCGATTACAGCCTTGAGAATCTTTTGCCGCTCTCCAAGTGGCCGGGTGCTTATGTCCTCGTCCAGGTTCAAGCAATCGAAGGCAGCGAAGAGCGGTTCAAAACCAGGCTCGCCGGTTAACATCTCCAAGAGCTGAGTCCTGGGCACGACCCGGCCAGCTCCGAAGGTGGCCAACATCTCGCCGTCGAGGATGAGCGACTTGTAGGGCAGTTTCTTGATGGCCTCGACCAGGCCGGGGAGGTGGCTTGCTCTGTCCTCGGCTGAATCCTCGAACCAGGCCGAGACAGAATCCCCCTCCTTGGTAACTATGCACCTGAAGCCATCGAACTTGATCTCCCCGGCAAGGATGGCGCCGCCCTGAATCTTCTTCTTACACCAAGGCCACAGCTCCGAGGTCGAGAAGAACTCAGTAAAACCGGCCATGAGAGGCTTTTCTGGTGCGAAATGATCCCCAGGTGCCAGCGCCTTGACGATCTGCTTTGCCATTGGCTCTCGACGAAGCACCAGGGAGTAGAGCGGTACATGATCCGCATGGGGTCCTTGTGGGTTGTCGATGAAATGAAGGGCCTGGGCCTTCTGGGAATCGATGGCCTTTCTCAAAGGCAGCCATACATTTTCTGCCTGGACTAGGAAGTTCTCGCCTGTATCGTCCCTCTTGGCTCTCAGGAGCACGTCTACATCCTTCGGGTTGGGTTTGGAGACTGCTGAGCCTACCAGGGAGGCGAAGTTCTGGACCAGGACTACCTCCGAGGGCAGAGTATCCAGGGCCTCGATTATGTTGAAGGGTATGCCTTTATGGAGTTCCAGACTCGTTAAGGCCTGGGCGAGAGGCTTTGCCGGGTCGATCTCCCAGCTCCGGCGTTTGTACTCCTCGATGACGAAAGCTGCCGCGTTCACTATGTTCTCTACTGCCTTGCCTTTGGCCTTGGCAGTTCCGTACCACTGAGAGAGGCGAAGCCAGGCAATATGTACCTCATCATCCGGGGCGCTTGCCAGCTTTTCAGGCGTCATGTCGGCTAGTTTCAAGCCTCAGCCTCCTCTCCTCCCTTCTGGACCTGGCCATCTGCGTTCTGATCAGATTGCGTTTGCGTTCCCTGGTCTGCTGGCTCTATTGGTGCCTGTTTTGTCCTCAAGGGGAGATCGGCCTTGCCTCTCAGATAGTTCTCAAGCGCTATGTCGTTCTTGAGCCAGTCAACTTTGTAACCCAACTTCTGCAAGAAGGCGGCTAGGGTGTCCAGGTTTGGAACCTCGACATGACCATGAGCTACCTTGGGCAGCTTTTCCAGGTCTTCGAAGATTGCAGGGTTGAAGTCCGCCAGCTCGAAAACTGCGTCTGTATTGATCGTGGCGCATATGTTATCGCAGAGCGCCGCAATCGACTGGGCGAAGAGCCTTGCCTTTGTCTCGCTGAGAGCATAGGAACCCTGGCGGCCACTGCCGAGGAGCAGGAAGTCTCCCATGATGGCGGTAGCCATTGCAGTAGCGTAGCGCATGATGATTAGATTCGTGTTAAACTGGCGCATCCCCGACGATGCCAAGAGCTTAAGCTCATACATCCGGTTACCGTTGGCATCGCACTCAGAGGAGAGCATTAGGCCCTCGGCTTCATCCCGCCGGATGTTGGTTATGAGTTCTAAAAATTCATTGTGAGCTACTAATAGCTCGTCGTAGTTCTCGGCGTCCGGGTCCGGGTCTGCGATCTCTGCAGGAACGTAAAGGACCGGGTAGCCTGCAAGATCCCGTTCCAGGCCCATTGCCTCGACGTTCTCAATCTGGTTCTTGAAATACCAAGCACGGTGAGCCGTGCGGAGGAAGCTAACACCCTCCGGGTTGCTCTTGAGGGAGGTAGTCTTGAAATGCAGGCTCTTGGATCGAGGGATGTAGTGCTCTTGGTAATCGGGCGGCCCCATCTGGACGAGGCCTTTCAGTTCGTCCGAGTTCTCCTTGTAGTCCCACGAAAAGAGAGTCGTCTGAGCCCTTGGAGCCCAATTAGCCCAGCCCACATATCCGTCGCTGTACTGGCTCTTGAACCTGGGATCTTTGGACCTCGGACCTTTGCGGAGTTTGTACACCTTCTCCATCCAGGACCAGCCATGAGTGACCATTGTTAGGATCTCGGACAAGACCATAGGCCAGGGTGTGGCCATGTCGCCCATGCAGGACTCTAGGTACTTCGCTCCGTTCAGGTCCTTTTTTGCCTCCCCTCCCGGTATGGCATACCAAGGAACCTGATTACTGAGCATGTTGATGGCGAACAGTTCACCGCCAATGATGGCGTCGTTCGTGGACATCCTGTTATAGGTCTCAGCGGCTTTGCTTCCTTGTAATTGCGGCTCCCACTCCTCGGAGACTATGCCACCGTAACGGTTCAGGCCGGTTCTGCCAGCCTCGCCAAAGTTCACCTTTATCTTGGACGACTTGGCGTGTTCACTAAAAGCATATTTTTTCAAGAAATACCCCCCGCCCCTCTCCATTTAGACTTGTGCTTGACCTGTGCCGGTTTTGCGACCTTAGTCCTTGGACTGAATCTGTTCAGAAGTTCGACAGCTCCACAAACAGCATCTACTACGTCATCATGAGCAAATGCCGGGAAGTTGCAGAACTCGGTTATCATGTACTCGGCCCAGCTCGCGCCTTCTGAATAGAAGAGCTTGCCATTCGATCCACGAGCCGAAACCAGAAGCGATCGGCTTGTTTTGTCGTCATCGACCGGGACCGGATTGAAGGCTATGTGCCTGACTCGATCATCCCGGACCAGTGATTGAAAGGCTGACAGT